AGAGTATGTATACTAATTGGATATGGTCTGGAACTCTTTACGCATTTGCGAGAGTATGTGAGTTGCGATTAGATGCACACTCACAAAAAGAAACTCAAGAGATTGCACAACAATTAAATATTCATTGTCAAGATGCATTTCCTATTAGTTGGAAATACTTGACAAAACAGAAGGATGAGGTATAATGAGTAAATGGTGGAAAGGATTCCTATTTGGTGTTCTGACAACAATAACTGTTTTAATATTATTAGTTAGATGAGATTAGAAAGTGATATATTAAGAGATGCAATCAATGATTGTGGCTCTATGATTCGTAAGTATCAAGATGACGAAACCAAATCAGACATTCGTGGATTTTGGTGGGAACAAGTTATCAAACTTACAAAGAAAAGAAAGAAAGTTCTTAAACAAGAATACAAAGACCGTAAAGAGGTATTAGACTATCTGACATAAATAAGAGTATGCAAGATTATTCTTATTTTATGGGCAAAGATGGTTTTACTTGGTTTGTCGGTTGCGTAGAAGATAGAAACGACCCAGAGAGATTGGGTAGAGTTCGTGTACGATGTCTAGGATATCACACAGAAGATAAAACCAAAATTCCAACAGAAGACCTACCTTGGGCATCGGTAATGATGCCTGTTACTACACCATCTATGAATGGTTTAGGAGAAACACCTTCGTTTCTTACGCCAGGTTCTTGGGTTATAGGTTTCTTTACTGATGCACAAACTATGCAAGAACCAGTTGTTATGGGAACACTGCCTGGAAAGAATGCTACTCAAGGTGATAAAACAAAAGGTTTTACAGATGCAACACATCCTGCTCTTGCAGACTTTGGCCCATACCCAGTACGAGTACAAGAAACAGATGTTAACAGACTTGCAGTTCCCAGTTTAATTCACGGAAATAGAGAAACAAGAGATGGTTCTTATACCTCTGATGTACCGATTGCACTTGCACAAGGATTAGGTATTGGTGGTACATTATTTAGTGCTGGTGGTTTATTAGTTGGTGGTTTTACAAATGCAATGACTGGTGGGTTTCTATCTGATATAGCAAAAGGAACTCTTAGTTCAGCTGAGTCTGCCGTAGGTGGTGCAGATATTCTTAGTGATATAGGTTCAGAAGCAGCTACTAGTTTTGACTTAGGTCAAAATGCTGCTGCAAATGCAATTCAAGGGCCCGCTTTTGTGTTTGGTGATAGTAATTTTGGTGGAGCTTTATCTGGTGCTGCTTTTGGAGGAGGTTCTGTTGCTTCCTCTGGTGCAGCTTTAACAAACACATTTGCAAATACTGCTGGTAGTTTATTTGAAGGTAAAGTATTTAAAGGTATGGCAAATATTGCCTCTAGAGGATTGGATAGTGCATCTAAGGTCGCAGTTACAGCTACTGCATTAGGAAAAATTGCATCTGGTAATTTAAGTCCAGGCGGAACATTAGCTGCACTTGCAGCCACACCTATTGGTACTGAATTAATAGGTACGGTAGCAAATGAAGTTACTGATAGTATCACTGGTTTGATTAGTGAAGAAACATCTGCATTTTTAACAGATAACTTTGATACTATTGTAGACTTAGGTCAAGCTGGTTTTCAAATTGCAAACGGTGATAAGATTCTTGGATTATTGACTGGTGTAACTGCAACATTTAATGCGTTTAATGAAAATACGCATATTGATATTGGTGATTATTCAGTTAGTGTACCACAAATAACAAACACTCTTGCAGATGTTATCGCAACTGGTTTGACTGCACCTACAACACAAGCTGGTTATGTTCTTGCTGGTGCAAAACTTTTAGCACTTACTGACCCCATAGGTGCATTAACTGATTCAGACTCAAAAATTAGTAAGTATTTGTATGATTCAGTTAGTATTGATGCAAACGGAAACTTTACTACAACTGGTTTGGAAACACAAGCACAACTTGCTGTTCTTGATGCAAGTGAAGAATTAGGTAGAAAGTTAGGTGAAGATGTACTTAGACAACAAAACTTACTAGGAGAAAATGGAAAAATAAATCTTGATAATCCAGTAATTATGCCAACATTAATTGAAAAATTTAAATCAACAAATAACTCACAAATATTTAATCCAGGCCAAGGTTGGGATTTTGTTGCAAAAAATAATAATAGTAATTATTATGCTAGTGGTGGTGTTAGAAAAGATTTAGTAGATGAAGTATTTAAACAAGATGCAATCAGTCAAAGAATTTCTGATAGTGATGGTTTTACTCCATCTGGTTCTTATCTTATTAATGAAGATGCAATAACAAGAGCATTTAATGTTAGAACAGATAATAATGGTAATTTTATTCCGACACTAAATGCTGGTCAAAGAGATATTTTAAAAGACATTGCAAATAATACTGCACAAAATCTTCTTATGGAAAATAAAGGTAATGAAAAAGACATAATTTTTAAAGTTGGAAATGCTTTAGGTGTTGATGTTACACTTAAACCAGACCCAGTTGCAAATACAATAACAATAGATACATCAACTGGTACAAGAACTGCAACAGGCCCAACAACAACTTCTGGTGGAAGTTGGAGTGAACCTAGAACAACTGATATTAATTTTACTGGTGCAAGTAATGTGAGTGGTATATCAACTGAAACTAGAAGTTTTAGAACAACAAAAATGAGAGTTGACCCAGAATATCCATATAATCACATTAAAGAAACTGAAGCTGGACACATTAAAGAATATGATGATACGCCTGGTGCAGAAAGAATAATGGAATACCATAAAACTGGTACATTCTATGAAATAGATTCAGATGGAACTAAAGTAACAAGAGTGGTTGGAAACAATTATGAAATTGTTGCTGGTACGGAATTTGTAAACATAAAAGGAACTTGTAATTTAACGATTGACCAAAATTGTAATACCTACATTAAAGGAAACTGGAATATACAAGTTGATGGAAATAAAACAGAAGTTATTAAAGGTTCACGAAATACAATGATATATTCAACAGACTCTTTAAATGTTGCAGCTGCTAGAACTAAAATTGTTGGTGCAGCTGAAAGTAATACAATAGGTGGTGCTCAAATGAACACAGTTGGAGGTGCAATACTTCATACTGCTGGTGGATTTATATCTGAAAAAGCTGGTGCTGCGATAACAAATAAAGCTGGTGCAAAAATTTCTCATATTGCTGGTGGTAATTATAGAGTAACTGCACCAAGAATTGACTTGAACTAGGAGAAACAAAATGGCTAAAAGAATGAATACAATGTCAGTCTATGAACCTACTACTAAACGAACATCTATTGGTAGAGGTAGAGTTAAAACTTCAACTATGAATAAACATAAAAGAAGAAGTTGGAAGAAGTATCGTGGACAAGGATAATGGTAACAATATCACCAGCAACACAATTTGCAAGTGTAACTAGAGTACAAAGTGGACATAGTGAAACATTTTCAAGAACTGTTACTGCAAGTCCAGGCCCTCAAGAAACAATAGAATCTACAACTTTAATTCTAATAAGAGACCAAATTAACTTAGTTTTAGAACCAGCAACAACTGCTTCAGCAGATAATATATTATTAGAAGATGGACATTTTTTACTCTTAAATCAAACTGATGGTTTAGGAACTGATGCTGGTGATAATTTAATTACAGAGTTGTCAGTAGAAGATGCGACTTTATTATTAGAAGATGCAACAAATGATAGTGATGAAGTACAATCTAGTCTTGATAAATTATTATATGAAGATATTATTGCAGACACAGAACCAGATATAACAATAACAAATGGTGTAACTTCTGCAACAACATCTGGATTTTATAGTCGTAAGTTTAATGATAAAGGTTTTTTTTATTTGAGAGAAGAGAGTGCAGACAATGATGTTCCAGATGTAGAAATAACTGGTATTGACTTAATGCCTCCAGATGTTGATGATACCTCAGTTTTAGGTAAAACACATTTAATGCACGAATTTGACCAAGACACAACTTCGTCATATACTTTTATGTATAGCGTTATCGTGTGTTTTTTTAAAACCGAAACTATATCAGAAACAGACCCTATAACTGGATTGACAACACAACACGAAATAAAACAACCAACTGAGTGTAAGACATTTAGTTTATCACACGATGTATTAAATGATTTCTCTTTTGCACCAGCTTTTGTATTACAATTTTATGCACCCTTTGATTAATATGACTAAATAATATTAGTAATATAAGGAGAGTAAATGGGAACTTTTCCAGCACATAGAAAAGGTGACATAGATGAAGGTCACCCACCACCTTGTTTTGAACGCTCAGTGGTTATGAAAGGTGTTAAAACAGTATTAATTAATAAGAAACCAGTTAGAACAGTTTTAACTGGAAGAAACTCAATACACATTATACCACCACCTCCACCAGTGGGTTGTCTTGCCCATCGTGGTGTTCCGATTCCAAGTGATGGTTCACAAACTGTATTCGCAAACGGAAGAAATGTTATGAGACTTAATGACCCAATCAGTTTAGCTGATTTTAGACCACCTTGCACTAAAGCAATTATCAATAAAGGCACAGTAACTGTATTCGTAGGATAAGATATGGCATTAACATCTGGAAATTTATTATTTGATGCACAAATAAATAACGAGAGAAGAAGTAATCGTATCTTTAAGGATTTGAGTTTAAACTTTAATCAGAATCCAGTTACTAAAGATATTACTAAAGTCACAGATGTAGAGGCAATCAAAAGAAGTGTTAGAAATCTTATATCAATAAATCATTATGAAAAACCTTTTCATCCAGAGATAGGTTCTAATATTAGACAATCTTTATTTGAACCTTTAAACACATTAACTGCTGGAGTATTAACTCATAATATTACAAATGTTTTAGAAACACACGAACCAAGAATTTTATTACATAGAGTTGATTGCACACCAGAAATAGATAGAAACGCTTACAATGTTAGATTAGATTTTTTTATTATTAATGCAACAACCGAACTAATATCATTTGAGTTTATACTAGAGAGAATAAGATAATGTCAAATAAAGAAAGATTAAGAATTACAGAATTAGACTTTGATGGTATCAAAAGTAATTTAAAAACATTCCTAAAAAATCAAACAGAATTTACAGACTACGACTTTGAAGGTTCTGGTTTAAATGTCTTATTAGATATTCTCGCATATAACACGCACTATCAAGCTATGAACGCAAACCTTATGGGTAATGAAATGTTTCTTGATACTGCACAACTTCGTTCTTCAGTCGTATCACACGCAAAACTATTAGGTTATAAAGTAAGAAGTTCACGAGCACCTAAAGCAACAGTAAATGTAGAGATAAGCTCAACCACTGGTATATCAACTGCAACAATACCAAAAGGATTTTCTTTTCAATCATCTATTGATAATGTTCCTTATTTTTTTATTACAAACAGTGCAGTTACAAAATCAAGAGAAAATAATGTATTAAGATTTGAAGACTTAGAAGTATTTGAGGGAACATTAATTACTACAAGATATACTGTTGATGCAGATAATGTTGACCAAAGATTTATTATACCAGATTTAAAAGCAGATATGTCAACTCTTAAAATAACTGTACAAAATTCTTCAACTGATTCAACCACTCAAACATACACAGAGTCTGCTGATATAGTTCAAGCATCATCTACTTCTAACATATACTTTGTTCAAGAGGTTGAGGATGGACAACACGAAATATTATTTGGTGATGGTGTAATAGGTAAAAAATTAACTGATGGTAATATTGTTATTATGGAATATATTGTTACCAACGAAACTTTAGCTAATGGTGCAGGCAGTCTTACTGGTTCTTCTCAGATTGGTGGTTCTACTGCATATACTGTTACAACAACAAGTGCAGCCTCTGGTGGTGCAACAAGAGAAACTATTGATAGTATTAAATTTAATGCACCTTTAGATTACTCTGCACAAAATAGAGCAGTCACAGTAAATGATTATAAAGTATTTGTAAGACAAGTGTTTCCAGATACTGCAGCTGTTTCAGTTTGGGGTGGTGAGGATAATGACCCACCAAAATATGGTATAGTTTATATATCAATAAAAACTATTGATGGTAATACATTAACCAATTCACAAAAGTCTACGATACAAAATTCTTTAAAACCTTACAATGTTGCATCTATTAGAACAGAAATAGTTGACCCAGAAACTATTCAAATAAGATTAACTACTAATTTTAAATATAATTCTACAATCACTACAAAAACAGTTGATGATTTAAATGCATTAATTGTGTCAACACTTACGACTTATAGTACAAATACTTTAGAACAGTTTAATTCACAATTTAGATTTTCAGATTTGATTGGACAAATAGATGATACTGATGATGCAATAACTTCAAATGTAACTACTATCCAAATGTCAAAGAAAATTACACCGACATTAAATACGATTGATGCTTATGAAGTAAATTTTGGTAATTCAATATATAATCCACATAGTGGTCACGAAGCTGTTATATCCTCCACTGGTTTTAAAATAAGTGGTGATGATAATGAACTTTTTATTGATGACCATAAAGGTGCATTAAGAACTTATTATTTTATTGGTACTACAAAAACTGTTGTAAATGCAAATTTTGGTACTGTTGATTATATTGCTGGTAAAGTATCTATACCTAGTGCAAACATAACAAGTATATCTGATGTTGATGGTGTAACATCTACACAAATTAGAATAGTTGCAGTCCCATCATCTCCAGATATAATACCTTTAAGAAATAACATATTAGAAATAGATTTAGCTAATTCAACTGTTAGTGGAAAGGTAGATACTGCAACCTCAAGTTCTGGTTCATCTGTTGCGACAACATCAGCTGCTGTAACAACTGCTGATACTTCTACATCTTACATTACTACTGGAACTAGTTCCTCAAGTGGTTACTAATGTCTTCTACATTTGATAAAAAAATATCACCCTTATTACAAGAATTTGTTCCAGAGTTCTTAAAATCTGACCATCCAAAATTTGTAAAATTTTTAAAAGATTATTACAGATATCTTGAGTGTGGACAACTTACAATAAATGGTGAAGTAAATTATGTATTACAAGAAACCACATCTACTAATTATATTCTAAATGAAAAAGGTGATGAGAATGTTGTATTAGAAGATTCTGTTGCAAAGTTTACAGTTGGTGAAACAATTAAAGGTCTAACATCTAATGCAACTGCAACAGTTCTGATTGATGACTTTGATGATAATCAAGTATTATACATTACTTCACAAAATAAGTTTGAAACCAATGAAGAGATTCAAGGTTTAACATCTAATGCCCGAGCTACAATTACACAGTTTCGTGGTAATCCAATACAAAACATTCAACAACTTTTAGATTATGCAGATGTAGATAATACAATATTTGATTTTCTGACTAAATTCAGAGATTCATTTTTAGAAGGTATTAGTGAAACTCTTGCGAGTGGTGTATCAAAAAGACAATTAATAAAAACAATAAAAGATTTATATACTTCTAAAGGTACTATTGACGGTCACAAATATTTCTTTAGATTACTATTTGATGAAGAAGCTGAAATAGTATTTCCTAGAGATAATATGTTAAGAGTTTCAGATGGTTTCTGGGACACAGAAATTGTAATGAAAGTTATAGAGACTGGTACATCAAACTTTAGTAATCTATCAAACAAGGTAATAACTGGTAGAACATCTGGTGCAACTGCTAGAGTTACAACAGTTACTAAATTTACAGAAGGTGGTAATGCATTTGCACAATTAAGAATTGCAGATAATTCCATAACTGGAACATTTCAAATAGGTGAAACTGTTTTAGGAACAGACCCTAATAATGATTTTGATATTTTTGCAGTCATACAAGAAATTGTTTCTGGTGTTGATATTACTAGAAGTGGACAGTATTATGAAATCAATGACCCAGTAACTGTAATAGGTGGTGATGGTTTTGCAGAAATGGTTGTTGCAGATGTATCAAAAGGTAAGATAGATGAAATAATAATTGATGATGCTGGTACTGGTTATACAAATGGAGCTCAACTTCAGTTTGATAATAGTGATACAGACGGTACTGGTGTAGAAGCAAATGTTGATATTGTAGGTGGTTCTATACAATTAGAAAATGCAACATCTGGTGATAACATTATCACCGATGAAAGAGAAAGTATTATTGTTGATGATGTTGGTGATATAGAACAAGAAGATGCAACCTTTGAAAATATTAATATAGTTTTAAATAGAACTGCAACTCCCCACATAGATGCTGGTGATAATATAATTATTGAAACACCAGCTGACCCAGATAACTTTATTAAAAACCACATACAGATAGAAAACGATTCTGACGGTGTTACTAATATAGTTTTAAATGGAACAGATGCAAATAGTTCAAATGCAAATTCAAAAATACTTACAGAAG